ACGCAAAAAAGCCATTGGCACAAATGTCAATGACTGAGCGCGTAATTGCTAACATGAAACACAACTAAGAAATGGCAACAACTACATCACTAACAACCACCTATGCGGGTGAGGTGGCGGGTGGATATATCCAGGCCGCATTCCTGTCGAATGATAGCGTGAACAACGTTACATTCAAAACAAACATTGCTTACAAACAAAAGGTTCAACGCATTCAAGATAATGCAACAACCTTTAGCGGTCAGACTTGTGACTTTACTCCAACGGGAACAGTTACTTTGGATGAGCGCACACTAACACTTGTTCCACTTGCTTTACAACGTCAACTTTGCAAGACTACTTTCTTCACAGATTGGGAAGCATTGGCGGCGCAAAACGATGACATCTCAACTGTTGCGGATGCTTTGACTATTACACTTATGGGTGTAATTGGTCAGATCAACGAGACGATGATTTGGCAAGGTGTTGCGGCAACTGGTCAATACGATGGATTTGAAACATTGATGTTGGCTGACGCAACAGTAATTGACATTGCTTCGCCGGTTGCAATTGATGCAACAAACGTTGTGGCTAAACTTCAACTAGTAGTTGCAGCGTCACCACTTCGTGTACGTCGTGGAATTGAGAAACCTCTAATCTATGTTGCATCAAACGTGGCTGAGGCTTACAGAAATGCTCAAGCAACACTTGGAAACAACAACTTGTATCAATCAGGCTCGGCTATCTCTATGACATGGCTAGGTCAGTATGACATCGTTGAGTGTCCTGGTATGAGTACTTCAACTGTGGTAATGGCTCAAAAGTCTAACCTATGGTTTGGAACTAACACCGGTGAAAATTGGACATCGATTCAGGTAATCGATATGCAACCAGTAAACGGTGACAAGACAGTTCGTTTCTCAGCTGACTTCTTTGGAGCTTGTCAGTACGGATTCGGAAACGAAATCGTATTGTACCATTTGGACAACGCGTAATCATTGAAATAATAACTTGAAACGAGGGCGGTGGTCATAAGCCGCCGCCCTTTTTCATAACACATAAAAAACATGGCTTGTGAACTAACATCAGGTTTACTTTTAAATTGTAAAGATGGCTTCGCGGGGATTCAAAGAATTTGGATTCAGCAACAAGCGGACTTTGCATCGGGTGTTACTTTGGACGCAACGACTTTGGAAGTTGACGCATTACCCGAAGCAACAATATACCCTTTCGAAGTGGTAAAAGGAACGGGCGGATTTGCAGAAAGCACGTCAAGTGCAAACGGCGGAATTTTGCACACTCAAACTGTTACCCTCGTATTAAACAAAATGACATCAGTTAAGCGCAAACAACTTGAGTTGTTGGCTAAAAATCGTGCATTGGTTGTTTTTGTATGGGACAAGAACGGTAAAATTTGGATGGTTGGTCGTCAATTTGGTGCGGAAATCACTACGATTGAGGCAGCAACAGGATCAGCGGCGGCGGATTTGAATGGTTACACTATCACATTCGTGGCTGAGGAACCAAGCGCGGCGGAACAATTGGAAGCTTACACGGCTATTCCATTTGACAACTTCGCGGACATCACTATTGGTTCATCCGTAGTAGACTAAAATTATAAAAAGGGGGATAAAATCTTATCCCCTTTTTTTCTATCTTTACCAAATGGCAAAACTTACACCGGTAAAACCAAATAGCGTGTTTAACGCCAATGGTCGAGTGATTGAACTTGCAAAAGCAAGTCAAGATACTTTGAAAAAAATTCAAGCCTTTGCACCTCATTTGGTGCGTGAGGATAAAAAACAAAAGAATGCTGATATTGCAACCGAACCAGGCGAGTCAGACGGGACGGCTAACGCTATTTGAGGGCAAAAGTGTCTTAGATACATTCACCCATTATCTATTGGTTCTTAACCTTGATGATAGCGGCGTGACAACCTCAAACAAGTTGGCTCAGGTTCTTGATGTAACACTCGATAATGCGCGAATAACAACCTTTACGTGTACCACGGTGGGGCTTGATTATTCGGGGAGGTATTACTACGAGGTATACGGGCAAAATTCATCATCTAACATTGATCCATTAAACGCCGCGGTCGTTGGACTGATAGAGCGTGGGTCTGCAATAATTTCTGACAATGGAACATACTACACCGATAACACCACAATCAACACCACCACTATCTACCCTTGACGTTTCGTTAGCTAAATACGAAAGTGTCTCAACTGTTGAGATTGAAAATAAAAAGGGGTGGGTTGCTTACGGGATTGATAATTTATATCCAAATTATCTGATTGAACTAGCGCAAAACGTGCCAGTTCACGGTGCGTTGGTAAGCGGTATTGCCCAAATGGTTGCGGGGATAGGGGTTGAATCGGATAACCCAAATGCAAATAAATTTTTAAGAGCTTGGGATATAAATGAACAAATGCCATTCATTGCATTTGATTTAAAATGTCATGGCGGTTATTACTTGGATATAGTAAAACCTATTAACCAAGATTTAGCGGGATTTAAAATAGCAAAGGTTAATCATTTGCCGTTTGAAAATATGCGCCTGGCGTTTGATGAAGAAAGCGGAAAGGTGACGGGTGCATGGTATTCTAGAGATTGGGAAAACGCGAACAAAAAACGCAACAAGCCTTGCTACATTCCAATGTGGGACGATGTAAAAGATAACCCTGAGCAATCGCGCGGAATAATATTTACGCAATTGCCAACGGCGGGTTCAATGTACTATCCAAAACCCGATTATATCGGTGGGTTACACTACATTGAAATGGCTCGACAAATTGCCGTGTACCATTTGAATAATATTCAAAACGGATTGTTCCCTTCGTTCATTATTCAATTCAATAATGGGCAACCAGACGCAGAGAAAGCGCAAATAATGAAGCGCGATATTGAGCGTTCAATTAGCGGTGCAAAGAATGCGGGTAAGTTCATTATGTTATTTAATGAAAGCTCACAGGAAGCGGCTCAATTCGAATCATTCCCCATCAACGATGCGGACAAACAATATCAATTTTTAAGTGAGGAAAGTGATAAGAAAATATTTGTATCTCACCGGGTTACGACACCTTTAATCTTTGGAATTAGAGATGGAAGCGGCTTAGGTTCGAACACGGATGAAATGATGCAAGGTCTTGAGATAATGATGAATAAGGTTATTGCTCCAATGCGTAAACTTATTACACGCGATCTTCAAGGACTATTGCAAAATGAGGGCATTGATCCAAGTGTTACATTTATTGAGGATAGCCCATTAGGTGTTGAGGAAAACGCAGTTTTAGAGGCAGAAAAAAAAAAGATTTGTTGTAGCCATGCCGGTGACAAGCTCACCGCTGAATTAGAGGCAAAGTTTGTGGCTCATTTTCAAAACGTGGGCGAAATGATTGATGGAAAGGAATGGGATTTGGTTGACGAACAACCGGCGCATGACACTAGAGAGGACGAAGAAGCGGCGGTTATGAAGTGGAAAGAGGCGCAATTAGCGGGTGAGAGTTCATACGCTAACGGCGAAGAAAGAACATCAAAAGGATTAAGTATTGATGAAGGCGCGGACGTTGGATTATACAAAATACGTTACCAATGGGCGGGAAATACCTCAAGTAAAACGCGTGAGTTTTGTTTGATTATGGACGGCATACGCGACCAAGGTTTAGTATTCCGATATGAAGATATTGAGGCAATGGGCGACGACGGAGTAAATGGAGATTTTGCTCCACAAGGACAAAACACCTACGACATATTTTTGTGGAAAGGGGGAGTTTATTGCCACCATTTTTGGAAAAGACAAATCTATTTCCGCAAAAGAGAGAAAGGAAAATTTTTACCTAACGACGGATTGAAAAATGATAAGCGCGTGGGCAATGTTCCATTCGTAAAAAAGAAAGGGTTTGAATCAGTAAAACCAATCGACACACCAACACGCGGATCACTTAAATACTCATAACACATGGCTCAAGTATTACTTATAACACCTGAATATCTTAGAAAATACACCGCGTTTAACGATGCGGTTGAAGACAATCTAATTTATCCCGCAACAAAGTTGGCGCAAGACAAATGGGTTGAATCCTATTTAGGTACTGATCTTATTAATAAGCTATACACGGACGTTGCCGGGGCGGGAACGGCGGGTAATTATACCGTGTTACTAGAAAACTACGTTCAACCAATGTTGATGTGGTACACGGTGGTTGAGATTATGCCAAATATCTACACAAAGTTTGTAAATGGATCACTTGTAATTCGCACCTCAGATGACACTCAGGTTGTGGACATTCAGCTATTCAATAAGATGGTAAGTGATGCAAGAAACAATGCTCAACACTATACTCAAAGGTTGATAAACTACCTTTGCGCGAATAGTGGATTGTTTCCCCAGTATAGTTCAAATCAATTTCCCGACGTGTCACCGAAAAGAGATAACTACAACGAAAACTCAATGGTGTTTAGTAGCGGAAACACGGCCATGAGTAACCCTCGTTTGCGTGGTGGAATTAATAGTACATGGTGTCCAACTTGGTGCAATAATATAATCAATTGACATGGCCAAAAAAACTAAGACAAATAAAGAGTTGAAGAAAGTGTATCATGAAAAGTTGAAAGCATATATTGCTAAACAAAAAACTAATCAATGAAAAGGTACGCAATATCACTAGTAATTATCGGAATAGTTACAAGCTTAATTGCTTCGCTATGCCTTTGGTTATTTTCTGAGTTTGGGTATTTTTTTGCATCTCATTTAGAAGCCACGAACTTTTATACCATGCTCGATTCATTGAGCAAATTTGCCGTAGTCTTAGCGTTCTATATCTCCCTATCAGAGCGCGACATTTTAAAACAATTAGTTTTTTTAGTTCTCATTTATGGATTTGGTGAATTGCTCGATGAGTTATTCTTTGATCCATGCAAGATGCAACTGAATGAAATAATATTAATAATTGTCGCTTTGATTTATGTGATTTATGGAAGAAAAACACTATCTAATTAATGAGTTCATGACGTTATTATCCAAGACCTGGATTTGGATAGTTACAATCATGGGCGGGATAATTGCTAAAATATCACTCGATGTTTTAAATGGCAAACAAATGACGTTTATTGAGCGCGTCGCAACTATCGGAATTTCTTTTTTTGGAGGCTATCTAACGGCCGTGTATTGTGAAAGCAATAATATGAATGACCAAGGAAAATGGATGGTTCCATTGGCTACCTTATTCAGCGAAACGATAATTATGTGGGTGGTTAAGAATCACAAACGAATATTTTTCCAACTGCTTACTGTGTTCACTAATAAGAACGGTGGCACACCACCAAACGATCAAATTGACCAATGAGAAATATCACGCACATAGTTATTCATTGCACGGCAACTGGACAGGACGCAACCGTTGATGCAATCAAAAGATATTGGAAAGAAAAACTAGGATGGAAACAAGTAGGTTACCATCACATTATTGATGCAATTGGCAAGGATAATCAATTGCTATCAATTGCCCATCCATCCAATGGCGTTAAAGGTCACAACGCGTCCATTATTAACCTTTGTTACATTGGCGGGGTTGATAAATTTGGGAAAGCAATTGACAACCGCACACCCGCGCAAAAGGAAACCTTGTTAAAGCTTATTAAAAGTTACAAGAAAATGTTTCCAAGTGCAATTGTTCAGGGACACAAAGACTTTCCGAATGTCGCAAAGGCTTGTCCTTGCTTCGATGCAAAATCGGAATATAAAAATATCTAAAGGGGCGTTTGCTCCTTTTCTTTTTTCTTGATTACTTAAATAAATTTACAATGACGAACGCGCCAAAATGGGAAGAAATTTTCAAGATTGAAACACAACTTGAAGGTGAAAAAATTAATGATTTCAAAAAAAGAATGGCCAAAAAGTATAACACTACTTTTGGAAATATTGCTTCGAAATATCATCGATACGTTACGGTAAAAAATAGCCCGAAGAAGTTTGATGAATCAATTCCAGTTGCCCATCATTTACCCAAGTCAGACACTAAAGAAAAAAACATTATTGATATTGAGGGTAAAAAGATTCTTGGGTTGTTTGATATTCACATTCCCTACCACGACATTAAAGCATTACACCTAGCCATCGACAAAGGGGTAAAGGAAAACTGCGATACTATTTTATTGGGCGGTGATTATATCGATTGCTACGAAATTAGTAGCTTTGAGAAAGATAGAACCAAACGTTCATTCAGATCAGAGATTCAGCTCACGAAACAATTCTTTTCTTTTCTTCGTTTCAAATTCCCAAAGGCAAAAATTTATGCGAAAATGGGGAACCACGAGGAACGATACGAAAGGTATATTAGAAAGAACGCAAGTGCATTGGATGGCATCGAAGATTTTGAACTTTGCAATCTTTTAGGTTTTGATAAGTTTGGAATTGAATTGATCCAAGGAAAGCAATTGGCACGAATAAACTCATTGGCCGTTGTTCACGGACATGAATTTGGCAAATCTACATTCTCACCGGTGAACGTAGCCAGAGGTCTTTATATGAGGGCTAAATCTTCTGCGATTTGTGGACACTCTCACCAAACAAGTGAACACACCGAAAAGGATATCAATGGTAAACTTACAACCTGTTGGAGTGTTGGATGCTTAAGTGAACTGAATCCTGAATATGCACCGTTCGCAAAATATAATCATGGCTTTTGTATAATAACAAAACGTGGTAGTGATGGGTTTAATGTTCAAAATTTTAGAATACATGAGGGAAAAATATTGTAAGCAAATTTGCTTATTATAACCATCATAAATACTAAAAACAATGAGCAATGACTGATTTAACCATCAAAGTAAAATACAGAATTGGCGACGTAGTCTATTCCCGATCTGACATTGAGGATAGAGTTCGATTCGTAACTGGTTACTTGGTCAGAAAAGGTGCATTAATTTATATTGTATCTTTGGAGGGCCAAGAAACTTTTTACTACGACTTTGAGTTAATAAGTGACAATGAAAAAATGTTTGGAAACAACTAATAGAAAACAAATGAAAAACATAATTATCCTTTGTGCAATTATTGCACTTTCCAGTTGCGGTAAACTAAAGCGAATTACTCAAATCAACGACACGGTTGATAAAGTAAAAACAGAAAGCACCACAACCGCTGAGGCAACCATTGTCGAAACAATCGACACGACAATTACACTACGCCCAATCGAAATTAATGTCGAAAATTCAATCATTGATTTAGTTGATAGTTCACAAATTGTAATCGATACGGACGAACTAGAAGTAAAGCTATCCATTGACACATTGACCAAAAAAGTAAAGACACAAGCACGGATAAAAGAGCGAATTATACCTGTTAAAAAGACAAAAGTGAGTAGTATTAAATGGGGAGAGGAAAAGAGTTCTAGTATAGTCCACAAGGATAATAGTGAAAGGAAAGAAGTTGAGAAACCCAAGGTGACTACCTCATTTACTTGGTGGTTAATCATTGCGTTAATTGCGGCGGGTGGTTTTTTATTCCTACGGTTTATGCCTTTTCGAATCACAAGACTATAAAACAAAAACCCCCACAGTTACGCGGGGGCTTTTTTCTTGTCGGGTTTTCTGACCTACTTATCAAACGGCGACTGCATTACTTTGCCAGTCTTTAAATTTAAATAACTGTGGAACCTTTCGTAGTGACCATTTGGTGTTCCATTCGCTGCGCTAACCTCAATGTGAAATCCTAGCACCGCGTTTTCTTTGGTCAAATCAAAGTCAAATATAAAAGACTTTGCCTCGGTTTCAGTTTCAAACCATTGCGCTTTACATTCGCCACCGTCGCCCATAGAGGCCGCGTCGCTTACTTGTTGAGCGGGAACAGGACAATCATTGTAAGCAATCATTTCGATGTCGTAATCTTTTAAAGACTTCATACCGGTATTGCTTATCATGTTTTTAAAATCAACCAAGTCAGCTCTCATTCCGTTGATGTATGCGCTAAATTCCGTTGGGCTTTCAATAACGGGGAAAATACTTGTGATATAAGTTGACGGATCGCGTTCCTCACACACCCAATAGTCCGCTTCTTGCGCCTCAACCGTTTCAACTGTCGCGTTCAAATGCCCCGCAATTTGTTCCTTTGTAAACGGTGTTAGTTCGCCATTAACGGAATAGTATTGAACGGGTACATTGTCGCTTTGCATCACTATCCATTTGCCATCCTGGTTAAATATTTTCACATTGATTTCAATGTTCTCATAAACAACCATGTCGGATGCCGTGTAATTCTCATAAAATTTGGTAAAGTGAAATTCATTTGCAACCTTTCCCTTGTATTCGAAACCATACTCCCAAATCAAATCTTTCACATAGTTTAGGATGTAAACTCCAAAACGCTCCGTTCTTTGGATTGGTGTGAACTTGGTAACGAATCGATAAAACGTCGGTACCGGAACACTTGACCTAGGCTTTCCCGCAAATGCCGCCGCGCGTAAGTCGGCTTTGTACTTATCGTTAATTGCTTTTTGCTCGGCCGCGCTCACTCTTACAAGTTGCTTTGCCGCCGTGTAACTGCCCGTAATTTTCGTGTGGGCAACCACGTTTTTTAGCGCGTCGAACACCTCACTTGGTATTCCGATCATTTGCGCGGTTAATTGTTCTGTCATTATTGGTGGATTAAATTATTTACTACCTAGTAAAACATAGTTGCCTCGGTTGGGCTTTAAATCAAAGTAAGCTCTCATCATCATGCTATCTGCTATATCGGGGCTAAAGCCGTGAATACGTTTGATTTCCTCTTTTGGAGTAACGCGGTTCTTTGAATCCGCATCCGACCTATACCGCTTTATTGTTTCCAACTCTTTGATAATACGTTCTTTATTTGATGCGGCTAATATACTCAACTTTCCGTTTTCAATAACCTCAGCCAACTTATAATAGCACTCTGTTTTTAAATTCACATACTTATCCGCGTGGACGGCTTTTGATCCATTCATAAAACCACGGGCCTTAGTGATGTCCACCGCCCCGCCGCCTACCCCATCTTCATCCAGGAGTACATTGGAAAGGCGAACATTGTATTGTTTAACCAAATCTTGTATCTTGGTGCTAGTGTCCACTAAACTACTTCGAACAAGCTCTATCATATCAACCACCGTCCATCCATTCCAAACAATTAGAATGGTTTTATCGCGGCCAAAACGGGCAACGTCACCTGTAATATAGAACACCCCATCCCCGATAATTTCATTTCGGAACATTTGATTTAGGTTGAAGGTGTTGAATAGCTTGTCGCTATCGTCATCAAATTCCCAATTGCCCTCGTAAAGACGTTTTCGGTCATACTCTGGCAATCGTTGTAACGCCTCTAAATAGGATGGGGGCAATTCAGGATTATCGGTTGGCAAGGCTTGAACAAATGCGCGGTGTATTGGCAATTCAGAGTTCTTGTTTTTCAAATAAAACTCATTGTATATCCATCCTTTGGAAGGGTTACAGGTCATCAACCCTTTGGGCTTGAGTTGATATTCGTTCAACTTGAAACGGCAACGGCTATGGACTATGGACACCGCCTTTTCACTAATTTCGGAAACTTCGTCTAGGAAATAGTCTGTAATCTCAAGGCTTCCCAAATCTTCGAAATTTGGATCTGATGGGTAACTGAATAAGTCCATCAAATAAATCTCACTTTTATTGAAAAAAGTAATTGTGTTGGATTGCATATTAATAGTGTAATGCTTTCCGACTTTCAAATCAAGATACTCAGCAACTTCAAAAAATGTTTTAAGAGTTGTTTTTTTAAGGGTGTCTAGTTTACTTCGACCAATGAGCGAACGTGTGCCTGGATATTTTAGGCGGCGTAAGATTTGCCATGTACACCCAAGACGTGTTTTTCCCGATCCCGCGGAACCGCCGTAAAGAACTTGCTCGACATCATTTTCGGTTGCTAGAAAGTCAAGGGCAATTTGCTGACGCGGGAAAAAATTTGGTTCAATCATTCGTTTTTAATTTCCAAACGTGTTCTCTTTTGCCATACAACCCAAGTCTTTTTTCTTCTGTCTTAATCAAATGCCCCGCGCTTGTTAGGTCGGTCAAGGTGCGACGAATAGAAGTTATCGGGTATTTACCTAGCAATTGGAAAATGTGAGAAGGTTGCCACTCCGCAACTCGTTTAAATAGGGATAAGACAATTGTTTCTTGCTTATCGTTTGTTTTAATAGACGCGGACAATTCCGCGCCTATCTCATTGGTAGTGTTGTAGTAACTCATTTGTCACCTCCAGTTAGTTCTATTTCTTGTTTTACTTCTTGCCAATAACTTTTAAAATCAGTACAATCATTAAAATATTCTTTATAATTTAAATTTTCATTAGCTAATTTATTAATTTCTAATATCTCATCAACTGCTATCAATGCACATTGGATAGCTTGCTCCTTACTCATTGATGGCTCTTTTAAGGTATAGTCTTTTGCTTCTGTCCAAAAAAGTTCAATTATGTTCAACGCCTTTTCTTTTGGTTTCATTTGTCACCTCCGTATGTTTCGTTGTAGTATTGTTCTGCTGATAACCATATAATCACTTCATCCCACTCTCTTGCAGTTTTATAACCATCACTTTTACCTTCATCAAATGAATTAATTATCTGCTCCTTCTCCATTGCTTTGGCTTGTTCAAATGCGTTCAAGGCTTCATTTAAAGTTGCTTCTTGATTATCATTTATCCATCTATAAAGCCATTCAACCGCAGTTTGTTTTTTCATTTTGTTATTTGATTTGTGATTTAATAAACCATACATAAGCCAGGCGTTTTTGTTCGGAGACGATATAGCCTTGGTACTTTTCAAAGTTTGTCGGTTGTTGCTTAATCAACTCCCACTTTGTTTTTGTCAACCTATGTTCGTCAAAAACATTTGCCTTGGCTTTACGTCGCCATTCGGCAACAAGTGTATCGGGGATGTCTTCATCTTTTACGATGCCCTCTTTTACAATCCAGTTCCACATCCTAGGTGCAAACAATTCCGAGCTAAAGTAAATTCCTTTTTTCGCTTGTTCTAAATGGTCGTTGTAGATTGTGCGTGTAATACTATTGTCCAATGGGATTTCCAATAATGCAACCGAATGATCCTCATGGACAGTTTTTAAAGCTTGTTGGTTGGCCTTGCGTTGCATTTCAAAATAATTCGACAACACATCCCCGATAAATGATGCGTCGAAGCTTCCGTAGTGATTAGTTTTTGTGGGCATTGATCCCGCCGCGTTCAATCCAAAAGCATACTCAAACCCCTTGGCGGTAATGCTCATGTAATTGTCGCAACACCATGCGAATAGTTGCGCCGCTGATTCAGGGCTAGGCAATGCACATCCTATTAACGCGCACACCCGGAGAACGATTTGGTTAAACTCATATTGGTCGCATTCCAATAATAGTTTGTTGTTCTTTGCCTCTAAGATTTTGCGCTCAATTCCTTTTACCGACGGCGGAATTGAGCAAGGCAGCTGCGTCTTGTCTTGAGATTTTTGAGGTAAGTTTTCCATTTGTGTCGTTTGATTTAAGTTTGTCTTCACTTGAGGTAATCCAATTCCGAGCGGCGGCTTTCCAGTCTTTCATTTTATTTTTGCCAACCATCCAACCTTTCGATTCGTAAAAGTTAAAAAACTTTTGTCCCTCGGCGGGTAAAATGGTCATGCTAAAATACTCATTTACTTCCTTTAGCGTTGGATTTTTGAATTGTTTGGAACCGTTCTTAATGTACCAATCCATTGTCCACTTACCATCTTTCACCTCAAAGATTGCTTTCATTTGCCCCGACATCGGATCAATCATTACATCTTCGTCATCCGCCTGGCCATTGCCATCAATTATCAATTGTGCGATGAATAAGTATGTCAGTCGAAATTGCGCCGGTATTACTTGCGCTTTTAAATACATCATTGCTTGGTTTGTCATCTAATATCGATTTGAATTGTTCATATTGTTCTTTAAATGTCTTGTCTGTTTGATACCACCCGTCAAACACTTTAATGGCATTTAAGACGGTTGCGTGGTCTTTGCCGAATACACGCCCCGCCCTTGTATTTGACCATCCTAACTCTCGAACGGCGTAAACATAAACAAACATTCGGGCGTTTACAACTTCGCGTTTTCTTAGCTTAGTGAACATTTCCATCTCAAGGCATCCAAAGGTATTGGCCGCTTGTCGGCAAATGCGATACACCGGGCTATCCCCTAGTATCTTGTTAAACCTCTCCCGTTCCGTTGCAAAATTAGTTACTTTGTTTAAAAGAACAGAGGCTAATTCCCTCTGTTCTTTTGGTATAAGTTGCATCAACTCAATTAGTGCCGCCATTACTTGCCCCCTTTATCGTTTCATTTAAGATGGATAGTACCTCTTTGGATGATTTGCCTGATGCTTCCATTATTTTTAGTAGGTAAGCAATCTTTCCCCCCATCATTGCCAATGGTTCGTGCTTGAGCTTGTCGCCAGTTGGTCGGGATATACCCAAGGCGTTGCAAAAGTCGCCTTGGGTTTTGAATGAACTGTTGATTAGATCAGTCCATGGTGTTCGTCTTCTTGTCATTTGATTAGGTTAAAAAGGTAAATCTGAATAGTCATCCTCAGCCGTTGGTAGTTCTTGAGGTTTCATAGGTTGAGCAGTTGCAACGCTACGATTTTGCGCTGCCATAGCTGCTTGAAGTCGTCCGTATTCAGGTGTTGCCGCCATTTGGTTTTGTAGAAATTCGGGTAAGGAATTGTAAATCTCCCAATCGAACGCGTCGTAACTCAAAATCTTATTCGGGTTGATTTGATCGGGGCAACTCATATTTTTCATTACTGGAGCAACACTTGAGATGTTCGAAAATGTTTTACCGTCTTTCTCCGTGTGAACTATGGTTAAAGTACATGGCGCACCAAGTAAGTTCGACACATCAAAACGCTTTGCCTCATCCTCACTAAATGCCTTGCCTCTCCATTGCTCTAAAAACTTTCGAAGTCCCGCCTTTTCGTGCATCGACAAAGTAAATGTTTTTGAGATGGACATTGGTTGTTCGCCGTTTTCCGGCTTGAACACACGAAGTTCATTTGGTAATTCAAACGTCAACCGAACCTTTTTGGAGTTCTTAGATTGGCCCTCCCACGTTTCGGATACAGTCCCAATTTCTAACATAGAGTAGCATCTAGCCACTTGTAATCCACTTGGGATTAATTCCCTTTCGAAGTTTCCCCCTCCGTTGTTTTCTGCGATAATTGCCATTTTGTTTTACTTTTTTTTGGGTTATTATTTATGATTCAAATTGTTTCCAAGTTTGGTCGTAGGCTATCACACCCAGGCCCGTTCTTAATTTTTTCACCGCCGCGTCATTGAGATTGATTCCCTCAAATACTGCGACCTTCATTGTTGGACAAAGCTCACTTAGTTTTTCGATGCGTTGTTCTTTGGTTAGGTTTTTAGTTGACCAAGTCAAGTTGAAAGCATCAAAGGCGTGTTGTGCCGTGTACCAATTGTGGAGGCTTAGTAAGCCAAACCATTCAGCGCGTGTTCTCATTTTCGTAACCCCGCTTTAATTTGGTTGTCAAGTAATAATGGAGAATCGGAAGCTAAAAAGTCCTCAACATTTTGTGACCATTTAATAAATAGTTGGTCGTAGCCGTCACAATCAAAATCGATAGGGCAAGAAAAACCTATCTCGGTAACAATGCTTGATCCCGATGGGATTAATTGAATACGGCAAAATGTAGGATATTGGCCGAATGTTACCGAAGTTTCGCTAATAATGTGAATACCATTGAATGGTTGAATTTTTGGTGACTTTTCGTAAGTTGCGTCCAACACTACTTGAGCAAGTTGGACAAATTGTTGAATTGATGTTTTCATTGTGTATCTTTGTTTGTTATTGATAGGGCAAATGTAAAGTAAGTTTTATGTTTATTCCAAATTTATTTTACATCAAAGCCTAATTTATACGCAATCTAAATAAGGAATGCTGAAAAAAAAGATAGTCAAGGTAGGAAGTGAGGCGGCGGTACAAATGGCCATTGTTCGTTATATCCGTTTTCAATACCCTCACGTTCTATACTGCGCCACGGCGGGTGGGGTAAGAACATCGTTTATGCAATCCGCCCGTCTTAAGATGACTGGCTATGTCGCGGGTGTTCCTGATCTACTAATATTTGAACCATCCAATGGTTTTCACGGATTAATGATAGAGGTAAAAAAAGATAAGAACAGTTATCCGACTAAGCAACAAAAGGAATGGATTGAGAATTTAAATAAACGAGGATATTCGGCACACGTCGCTAAATCTTTTGAGGATGCAAAAAACGTCATCGATAATTATTTCAGCCGCAGTATCTAAACACTACGAGTATTGGCTCGGATGTGCTATTAAGATAACGCGAACCCGGGAGGAAGCCACCGAACTACTTCACGAAGTTATCGTGTCATTATACGATTCAGAATCATTTGCAAGGGTTTGCAATAAATCAGATGCCAGGCCTTATGTGTGCGCGGCCCTGTCGATGCAGTACTATTCCAAAGATTCAAGGTACTATCGAAAGCTCAAAGACTTTAGCGCACGAACGGTTGAGATAACGAATACTAATTATTGCCAGGAAGATTGGCTGGGTGCAAGGGTTGACAATGAACAAGCCGCCATTCTAGTAAGTAGATTACCCGACTTTGAACGCGATCTATTTATGCTCTACATTCAGCCCGATTTTAAACTCAAGAAATTAAGCGACGAAACCGGCATCCCGGAAAAGTATTTAAAACGAGTTATTCAATTTTCAAAAGAAAAAATAAGAAATCATGTGGTTTGTAAATAGTAAATTAAAGTTGGAACGCCTGGAGATATGCAAAGGGTGCGAACATTATTCAAGTGTCGGTACTTGCGGACGGCCCATTATTGGAAACGAGGTTGAGGTGAATGGTGAGGTGTTGCACACTTGCGGGTGTGTGATGACGGCTAAGGCTTCATTAGCGGCCGAACATTGCCCTTTAGGCAAGTGGTCAAGTGAAAGGTTACCAAAGGTCGACGGATGCGCTTTAAAGGAGTTTATATTGAGCCTAGACGAATACCACGTCAGCAATGAGCAGTTACAAAAGCTATTTGCCTACAAGTCTAAGATTAGTGGAAGGCACGAACAAGTCAGTACTTGCTCTGATTGCGTGAAAGATTTGATTCAAAATTTAAAAAAACAAGTAAGAAATTTGGAATGTTAGAAAAGTTGTATATATTTGCCATCACATAAAAGCTTACCCCTTGTTTGAACGACGACCGAACAAGGGTTAAGCAATCAGAAGTGAAAGCTTTTGACCTTAGCCCTGAGAGTCGTCGCTCAGGGCTTTTTTTTTTGATTCATTTGGGCGGGAGTATATACGTTGGCGAATGAATTGTAATGGCTACCAAGAGGTACGGATCAGCCAAACTGCGGTGTAAAGGAATGAGCAGTATATCCGTAGGCAATTGCACATTGTCTTTAAGTAGATTCCAAGTGTTAGGACGTGCAAGTTCACTAACATATCCGACAGGCGACGAATGGCTCCATAAAGCAAAACGTTAAGCCAAAAGGTTCACGACAACTTTACTTCATTTTGAAGTGATGTAAGGTTACTCGTGTTATCCTTTAAGCTCAGAAATCACCAAAAGCAAATGATACAGATACTAACGTACAAAGAAGTAAAAAACAAATTCATGTTTTCAATGAAAATTGAATTAGTGAATAAAGGTTACCGGTTAGGAAAATTACACCAGGACACATCAACTTATTGTGAATTGCATTCAATACCATTTAACCGGATAAACCTTAAAAGAATAATCAATGATCTTGTAATAGAGTATGCAGTCACTTATGGAATCAAAATAATAAATCCGGATATAAAGAAAGGCAAACATTTAACCGGTGTTCTTTGGATGGAATTACGCACCCGGTTATTTGCTGAACATAAAAATGAGTGCCGGTGTTGTGGTGCTACTAAATTTTTACAAGCAGATCACATTTACCCGGTTAGCATTTATCCGGAACTTCAATTAGAATACTCAAACCTTCAGATACTTTGCCGGGGGTGTAACATACGGAAGGGCAACCGGTACGTAAAAAAATACTAAATGTTATTTAGAATGATTCTAAATTAAGGCAATTTGTAAAATAAATTTGGATTGGTATTAAAGTTTGTTTTACATTTGCTCTATCAAAATAACAAAATATTAGAAACTAAATGAAACATTACAATTACACTCACAACGGTCAAACAATTTCGAAATCAATTTTTATTGCTGCTGTTCCACTTAATTGGGAAAACGAACTAAACGAATATGGTGAATATTCATACGGATATTTTAAAGCTATACTAAGAGACTAAAATTAATAACACATAGACCAATGAAAAAATTTATAATCAACCTTGGTTGCTTTACCCTAGGGGTAATAACGGTAAGCCTAATGTATTCAGAAATTACCCAACACCACCAGGCGCAATATGACAAATGCCTAAGCTCTCAAGACTATTCACGCGAATGGGATTGCCATTGTTTTGAAAAATGGTATCTTGCGCATCCAGTAATGAAACAAAATGAGCGAACCAAAAGCAATTGAACTTCTACGCGACGTAGAAACCGAAATTAACATAAGCGGTATTATCTCAAATCACACCTATTCGGAAATAGTAAAGATCCTAAAAACCATTGACGGCAAATGATAATCAAAATTAGTGGCACGGTTGGCGCGGATGGCGCGTTAAGACTTCACAAGCGAAGTGAATTTGATAGGCTGATAAAAGACTTTCAGGGATCAGACGTAACATTAACCGTCACCAAACGAATTAAACGCCGTAGTGATAACCAAAATGCGTATTATTGGGGTGTTGTGGTTGCCGACATACGTGACAGGCTTATTGACTTAGGCCACAAGTGTACTCTCGACATGGCTCACGAAATGTTAAAGGCTAGGTTTAACTTTGACGAATGGGTAAATGAAAAGACTGGAGAGGTAATAAGCTTTCCTAAATCAACCGCAGACCTATCCACGGAACAATTTTGCGAATACATTGACAAAATCATTATCTTTGCCCGTGAGGTATTGGAAATAAGTATCTTATTGCCGAACGAACAATCAGAATTGTTTGAAAGTTAATTTGTAAATAAGAAAAATTTTAAAAAATGGGTTTACCTAAAGGTCGGACAAATAATCCTGGAGGCAGAACGGTTGGGAGTAAGAATGAAAAGACTATCCAATGGGAGAATTTTGGGGATTCGATAACGGGCAAGTTGGCTGAGGGTTACGACGTTTTAATGAAGCAACTTTTAGATCGGGCCATTGCGGGGGACGATGACGCGGTTGAGATTTACTTGAATAACTACGCGAAAATGTGCGAATACTTCAAGCCGAAACACGCTAGGACAACGATAGTTGGGGACAATGATAGTCCACCGGTTCAAATTGTAATCAAATCAAATCTTTAATTAGTGAAACAAACGAACTAATTTCACAATAAGTGAAATGGTAATCATAGAAAGTTGGCATACGGTTTAAAAAGGAAGCTACTCAACGGAGTGGCTTTTTTTTGTTACTTTTACAACCAATAACTTATATACTAATATGGAGATTAAGACGGCCGCCGTTGCGGGGAAATATTCCGACATTACTTTGGGAGAATACGTTGCCTACAAAAAGGCGGGTATATCCGAGATAATGAAATTACAAGCGGTAACAGGTTTATCAAAACAAGATGCGTTAAAAGTTTCAAGTGACAAGGCCGCGTTTGCATTGGCAAAGTTTGAGGATGCTTTGAATAACCCAAGCGCACCCCAGGCCCTTTTCAAAATAGAGTTAGGCGGGAAAGATTACGGGTTCATTCCCGATCTGAGCAAGATTACTTTAGGAAATAAAGTGGACATCATGACCAACGTCGAATCGGGTGACCTAGCGAATTGGCCAAAGGTTATGGCAATGCTATACCGTCCAATCATTGCGAACCTGGGTAGCAAGTATGAAATTGAACCTTACGACATCGACAAGGTGCATGATAGAGCTGAGTTATTTAAAACCTTGCCCTTACCAGTTGCGGACGGGGCGTTGCTTTTTTTTTCGACTATCTCAAACGAACTAAGCGCCAATTTGCAATTATCTTTGGTGAGGCAGATGAGGAAGGAGATGAGCGAACCGACGGAGAAAAAAAAGTTGCTGAGGGCTTGGCGAAGTGGGGGTGGCTTCTTTTTGTCGAGGAAATGTGCGGATGGGATTTGACCAAAATGGATTACATTTTAAATATGAGGGCGCATGATGTTTATACTCACGCGTGTATAAAAAAGGATAAAGACAACCATGATAGACAACAGTTATTACATCATCTTAAATAGGCTCAAGGCATTTGCCAACGGCCATTATTTAATTAACACTTTCACATATCATGAGATTGCGAACTTTGATATAACAAAGAATCCGCAATACCCGATAATGCACGTTGTGCCGGTATCGATGAATCCAACCAAGGGGGCAATCGATTACTCGTTCAATATTACTTTTGCGGATTGGGTTAGAGCAAAAGAGGAAAAGCAAGAAAACGAGGTAACCGTTATAAGTGATCTACACAGATGCGCTTTGGACTTATGCGCTGAGATAACCAACGGTAATATTTTATTCGGGGACGAAGTGTCTATAAACGGCGACGCGGTAATTGAACCGTTCATCGACGAATTTGCCAATGTGTTAAGTGGAGTTACACTTCAAATAACTATCCGAGTTCCTTACGATTGGTCGGCTTGTGACATTCCCGCGAACTGGGTTGAGGGTACCGGTGACATTCCTGATTTCGGCGGACGTTCTTTGACGATGGACATTTACGACGAAGGTGACTTTATTGTTTCCGCGCGTGAAATGGATTTTGTTGGTGAGGGCGTTACTGTAACTTATACGGGCAACCGCGCGATAGTGACAATTACGGGCGGTGGAGGTGGTGGCGCGGGTACGCTCCAAGAAACAACCGACAACGGTAACACCACAACCAACGACATCGAGTTCATTGACGCGGCTGAGGTAAGATTTGGTGCGGGTGGTGGCGTGTTGTTGGACAATGCTTCAAGGCTTCGTGAGGGTACTATCGATGCCAATACGGGTGGATCAAAAGGCATTGCTCAAATATGTGGAGTTGGCTATGAATTGAAGTGGGAGGCGGGAAGCCAATACGCAATGAATGGCAACGGTGACGCTATCCGCGTTGTTGATTATAAGTTTAACATTGCGCCCGTAGTTACTGACGATAGTTCATCGGGCTTTTACGTTGGCTCACGATGGATACTTGATAACGGGGATTCTTATGTTTGCACGGATGCAACTATCGGTGCTGCGGTTTGGGAAATTGAGACCTATGCCGATTGGAATGCAGCAAGTGGCTCACGTGAGATAGCTAACAAGCCAACCATTCCAACACTAACAAGTGATTTGACAAATGACGGTGAGGATGGTGTTAATCCATTTATAACCGCCAATGATATTCCCGCAATACCAACGGCCACAAGTGATTTGACAAATGACGGTGAGGATGGTGTTAATCCA